CCAAGGAACTGCGGTTCAAAGGCCTGGACTCGGGCTACGAGGTCGGTACCGCAGGTGCCAAGGCCACGGGTCGAAGCAAGACACCTCAGCGCCTGCACGGGTCCGAGGTCGCCTTCTGGCCGAACGCGGCCACACATTTCGCTGGTGTCATCCAGGCTGTGCCGTTTGAACCGGGCACCGAGATCATCCTGGAGAGCACCGGCAACGGCGCTGGTGGCGAGTTCTACGACAAGTGGGGCGAGGCCGTGCGCGGCGAGAACGTGTATATGCCCATCTTCGAGGCATGGTTCACGGATCCCGCCAATACCGCCGGCCCGCATGCGCTGGCGCTCTTCGGCATCAAGCGTGCCTCGGACTTCAAGCCGAACAAGAAAGAACGGCTGATCGCGGAAGTCCATGGCCTGACGCTGGAGCAGCTCATCTGGCGCCGCATCAAGGTCGGCGAGTTGGGCGAGGACGATTTTAACCAGGAGTTCCCGAGCACCGCCGAGGAAGCGTTCCTCATGAGCGGACGCACGGTGTTCCCGAAGGACTGGCTGCTGCGCCTCAAGCGCGAGGTATTCGCGCCTATCTTCGTCGGCGACCTGGTCAACGGCCAGTTGGTGGAGCGCGCTGACGGCCCGCTCAAGATTTGGGATATGCCTGAGGTCGGCAGCCGCTACGTTGTCGGAGCTGACATCGCCGAGGGCCTCATCCACGGCGACTACAGCAGCGCCGACGTGCTGCGTGACGACGGCGCCCAAGTGGCGCAGTGGCACGGTCACATCGACCCGGACAAGTTCGGCGACGTGCTGGTGGACCTGGCCAAGTACTACAAGCGGGCCATCATCGGCCCTGAGCGCAACAACCACGGCCTTACGACCGTCACGCGCATCAAGGCCTTGAACTACCCGTTCCTCTACGCCCAGGAAGACCTGGAGCGCAGGGCAGAGGGCCACCAGACCAAGAAGGGCGGCTGGCTCACCACGGTGCGATCCAAGCCGCTGCTGATGGACATGCTCCATGAGGAACTGCGCGACGGCACCACGGGAATCGTGTGTGCAGAGACCGTATCCGAGTTGATGACCTACATGGTCCAAGAGGACGGCAGCTACGGCGCCGCGCCCAAGCGGTTCGATGACCGCGTGATGAGCCGCGCTATCGCCGGCTACCTGGTCCGCACGCTCCCCCGGAGATGACATGCAGCCTTCCGACTTGCCAGACATGCCGGGCTATGGCCTGGACGTGAGCGAAGACGCGGGCGCCAAAGGCGCTTCGGCTGCGCCTGCACGGACCGCGCCGGCTGGACAACCCCAGGACGACGGCACGCCTGTCGCCACCAACGACAGTGTCCAGCAACAGGCCATCGTCGACTCACTTGGCAACATGCTAGCCAAGAAGTGGATGGCGTGGGCCGATATCCGTCGTCCCATCGAGGAGGACTGGCTCAAGGATCTGCGGGCGTACTGCGGCCAGTACGAGCAGGAAGTCCTGGCCCAGATCAAGGGCGGCACGGAGCTGTTCGTCAACATCACCCGCGTGAAGGCCGAGGCGGCATATGCCCGCTTGGTGGACCTCTACACCCAGACCAAGGACGAGCCTTGGGGTATCGAGCCCACGTCAGAACCTGAACTTGGGCCTGAGGAAACGCAGGGCATCCTCCAGGGCCTGAAGTCGATGAACCATCCGGTCACCGACGATGCCATCGAGGGCGCCACCAAGAAGTACGCCCTTGACCGCTCCAAGAAGATGCACGACCGCATCCAGGATCAACTGGACGAGTCCGACTGGCTGACGTTCTTCAAGAGCGCCCTGAAGGAACTGTGCATCCTCGGTAATGGCGTCATGAACGGCGCCTTCATCAAGAACAAGACCACCTGCTCATGGACCCGCGGTGCCGAGGGTTGGGAAATCGCGGAGATGTCCGAGATCGTCCCGGGCTGTGGCTGGACGAGCCTCTGGGACTTCTACCCGGATCCGTATGCCACCAGCGTGGCGAACGCGGATGGCGTCTTCGAGCGCATGGTGATCAACGCCGACCAGCTCACGAGGTTGGGTGCGCTCCCTGGCTTCAACACCGACATCATCAGCGGAGTGCTGAGCCGGAACCCGAACGGCAACTATGTGCCGTTGTGGCACGAGACAGACCGCCGGACCCTGGCTGGATTCACCACGACCACGGCCGGCAATGGCCGCTACGAAGTGCTGGTGTACTGGGGTCGCGTAAGCGGCCAAGACCTGTCGGCCGCTGGCGTCGAGGTCAAGAACATGGCCGCGCAGTATCAGGCCAACGTGTGGGTGCTCGACAACCAGTGCATCCGGGCGATGGTCAACCCACTGAACCCGAAGCGCATCCCGTACCAGATGGCCGCTTACGAGCAGATACCCGGCCAGCTCTGGGGCATCGGGCCGCCGCGGCAGATGCGCGACTCCCAGATCATGCTCAATGCCGTCTCCCGGTCCATGTCGGACAACGTGGCCTTCTCGTCCCGACCGCAGATCGAGATCAACGACGACCTGGTGGCGCCTGGCGCCAACGGGGATGAGATCGAACCCGGCAAGCTGTGGCACCGCAGTGGCGGCGACCCGCAATACCCGCTCATCCGCGTCTACCAGATCCCATCCAACGTGGGCGAACTCCAGTTGCTGCAGTCAAACTTCCGTCAGTACTGCGACGAAGAGACCAGCCTGCCCAGCTATACCCACGGCGAGCAGATGCCCGGCCTGAATAAGACGGCCACCGGCATCTCCATGCTCATGAACGCCGCCAACGTCGTGCTCAAGACGGTCGTGAAGAACGTCGATGACTACCTCATCGAGCCGCTCATCAAGAGCTTCTACGACTGGAACATGGAGTACAGCGACGACGAGACCATCAAGGGCGACATGTGCGTCGTGGCGCGTGGCTCTACAGCCCTGATCGCCAAGGAGATGCAGTCGCAGCGGCTCCAGGCGCTGCTGGCCCTGATCACGGCCGATCCAAGGGGCGCCGCAATCGCCGATATCGCTTACCTGTACCGCGCGCTGGCCGACTCCATGGACATCGATGGCGAACAGGCTTTCCCGGAAAACAAGGTGGAGGCATATGAACAAGGAACAAGCCCAGGCGGTGCTCAGCCTGACGGCGCACCCGGAATTCCAGGTGGTGCTCCAGTACCGCCTGGAGCAGGTGGCCCAGTCCCTCCCGCTATGCCCGGACAAGGATCTGCTCCTGCTCAAGGGCCGCAGCCTGGAGCTGTCCAACCTGTCGCGCCTGCGTGAACAGGCCGAGAAAGTATTGAGCAAAAAAATCTGAGCCGCGGACACGCCGGTAACACGGCCCCGCGCTCGCTAGCAGACGGCACCGCAAGGTGCCGTTTCTGTTTAGCGGACTCTCCAAGTTTTTGGACCCGCAACGGAGTTGATGACCATGCCACGTGTAAGCCCAGCAACACTCGAAGCAGAAGCCGACGCCATTATCACAGGTGAGCCGCAGGCCCCGGAAAACCCGGACACGCCGCCCGCTACCGATATACCGCCGGCACCTGTGGAAGACGAACCGCCTACAGAGACAGGCGACGAGCCTCCCACAGAACTACAGGACGAACCGCCAGCAGAAGAGCCGCCAGCCGATGACGACCTCACCGGCCTGACGCTCAAGAACGCTGCGGAGCGCATCAGGAACGCACAGCAGCGCATGCACACCGCCACCGCCGAGGCCGCCCAAGTCCGCAAGGACAAGGAAGGCCTCACCAGCGATCTGGCGGATGCGAACGCTGAGGTGCGCCGACTCGAACGCGAGGTGGAGAAGCTCAAGGCGGCACCAGCCGCCCCCGCTGCTCCAGCCCCGGCCGTGACTGATGGCGCTGTGCAGAAGATGTTGGAGGAGTTCCCCGACCTGGCCCCGCTGGTCGGTGAATTGTCCGGCCTGCGTAACAGGAATGAACAGCTCTCCGGCCAAGTGACCAAGTTGGAAGGACAACTCGCTGAGACCGGCCGCAAGGTCGATTCCCGCAGCGACCAGGACTCCCGCACGGCCTTCGCCGCCGCCATCCGTCTGAAGCATCCGGACTTCGAGAAGATTCGAGAGTCGGACGACTTCAAGGGATGGCGGGAGCGTCAGCCGCCTGTCATCAAGGAAGCCCTCGCCAGGGGCACTGTCGCAGATGTGTGCTGGGCTCTCGATCTCTACAAGACCGCCGTCGGAATCGGCAAGCGAAAGGGCAGGCTCGGGGCCGCGGTAGACGCCGCGCAACCCGATGTCCATACCAATCGCGAACCGCCGACCGGTCAAAAGCGCCACTTCACCAACGCCGAGATCGCGGCCATGAGCGACGAGGAATTCGCCGCCAATGAAGCCGAGATCGACAAGGCGATGGCCGAGGGGCGCATCCGACGATGATCCATTTAGGGAGGCACTACCATGCCAACCGCAGTGACTCGGGTAGGTGGAAACCTGCCCAACGGGAATTTCATTCCCGAAGTCTGGAGCAAGAAGCTCCAGGCCAAGTTCTACGCGAGCACCTGTCTCGCGGAAGTGACCAACAACGACTGGGAAGGTGAGATCAAGGCCCGGGGCAGCAAGGTGCAGATCCGTGTTCGTCCCACCATCGTCGTCGAGGACTACGACGTCAATGGCGTGATCAACTACCAGGATCTGGAAGACGACAAGATCGAGCTGACCATCGACCGCGCGAAGTACACCGCCTTCAAGGTGGATGACGTCGATGCGGCGCAGGCGGACATCAAGATCGTCAACGAGTCCACCCAGGACGGCGCCGAGCAGATGACGATCAAGGTGGAGAAAGACGTGTTCGGGTCGGTGTACGCCGATGCGACCACGCAGTTCACCAACACCCAGATCACCAAGGACACGGTGATGGACTGGCTGATCGACCTGGAGACCACGCTGGATGACCTGAACATCCCGTATGGCCGCCGGTTCGTGGTGCTGCCGAACTGGGTAGCGGGCTTCATCAAGAAGTCCGACCTGGTGGACGCCTCCATCACCCACGGTGACCTGTCGCTCGTGACCGCCAAGGGTGCCGCGAACGCGGGTCTCCAGGCCAGCAATGGCTACATGGGGATGATCTCGAACTTCCGCCTGTACAAGTCCAACAACCTGACCACGGATGGCACCAACTGGCACGCCATCTCCGGCAGCATCGATGCCATCACCTTCGCTTCGCAGTTCACGAAGTCCGAAACGATCCGCCTCCAGGACACGTTCGGTGACGCGATCCGCAGCCTCAAGGTGTATGGCTTCAAGACCGTGGCGCCGGACGCTCTCGTCCACGCCGAGGTCCACAAGTAACCCACTGCAACCGAGTGACGCCCCGCCATCTGGCGGGGCGCACTTTCACAAGGAATCAAGACAATGGCCACTTTCGACCTGCGAGTGGGCGACCCCGGCTTCCCCGTGAAGAACCGCGAACGAGTCTTCGTACTCGAACGCGAGTTCGACGCGACGGAGCAGGTGCTTGCCCAGAACGACATCGTCCAGCTCCTCGACATCCCGGCGAACACCGTGGTGCTCCGCGTCGGTACGACCAAGGAGACCCTGGAAGGCGGGGCTGCCACGGCCGCCATCGGCGATGCGACGTCCGCGACCGGCTTCATCGCGGCGATGGACTGCAACTCGGCGACACCGGAGTGCACAGCTCTGGCGTTGACCGAAGCCGCACCCAACACCGTCACCGGCTACAGCAACGGCAAGTTCTACGCCGCCGCAGGAGTCATCCAGCTCAAGGCCCTCGCGGCCGGCGGCTTGGTGAACTTCAAAGGCGTGATCCGCGCCGTGTGCGTCGACCTGAGCTGATCCCCTGACGTGACCGTGGTAGGCGCGTCCTTTTCTTCTTTTCACACCCGATGGAGATTCACCCGATGAACTCGCAAGTGATCGATTTCGACACCGCCGACAAGGACGCCTTGTTCGCGTGGGCCAAGGAAA